CGATTACCTCTTATAGTATGATACTCTCCATAACCTATGAAACTAAATCCGGAAGGAAACCAGAGATGGGTAATACCAAACCTTTCAGGTTTGAACCAGGGTTTAATTACCTGATACCAAAATTCATGGTTCTGATTATCGAATATCCTACACATTCCTAGGTTAGTTTCTGCATGTCTTAGGAAATCAATTACCTTGATTATCTCATACTTCACTTTCTCATAGTTTTCAAATATCCTCATCTCTATGGTGAAGTTATTCTTTGCCTTTTCATCGATATTACTCATGATACTAATCCATATAAAAATATTATAAACCAAGCCACTAGGATAAAGATATAAGGGATTGCATACTTCTTAAATGGGTATCCTTCTATCCCATCATGGAGGGCATATATAAATACTATGGGCCATAGTAACATCATTAATGCTACTCCCAGTAATTTAAACCAAGTAAAGCCAAGGCATACTAGAGCATCAAAATTCATTGAGCTACCCTTATAATTACCGTGACTATCGAAGTGATAGTAGTTCTTAGGTTTTAATACTTGCTCAGCCCCTAGGTAGGGTGGTAGGTCCTTTTTAATGAACCTACCCTTGCTATCTCTTGCCCTTTCCCTTAGAAGTTTAGGAGCAGATAAATCTTCGTCGTAATCTTTAATTCTAGCCATTGTTTTTCTTTTTAAAGAATATTAGGTAAATAGGAAATAAAGGTAATACTAACCAGATTGTAAGGAATAATAGATGAGGTCTTATCATCCTGATTTCTTGACATAACATCTTGGTTAGAAATATAGAGGGGATTAGGCATATCCCATAGATTATGCCTAATATTATCCAAGTACTATTCATTGAGCTTTTCGATTAATTTTTTAAGTTTCTTATCTAAGGTCATCACTTTCTCAAGGGTTTCATCATCCTTGTGTTTTCCGTTATCATCCAACCATTTTTTGATTGCCTCTAAGGATTTCTTGGATTGGTGATATGCAACAAAGGCATTATACTTCTGTTCATTCTCTGTAGTACAAGGTAGGATTATTGCATTACCTTTCCCATCTAATCGAGTAAATTGACCCTCTAGATTTGTTGTTCTAGTAATTATTACCTTATTAGATAATATTGCAGTACCATTCTTTTTATCGATAGATACTACGTTTGCCTTTTCCATTAGGGTTTTGTCTTGGTAAATTACCGAGTTACCCTCTTTGAGTTTTATTACTTCTTTTTTCATATAAATAATGTATTTATTTCGTTATACAAATATACTATTTTATTTTTAAATATCAATCATTATTGAATAAATTCTGCAAATCTTCCGAGGTTATCCCATGCTGACGGTAGTAGTCGTATTCCCAAGGATTGAGAGGTTTGCAATTGACTGGGTATTCGTCCCTTAATTCGAAAGGCAAATAGCCAAGAAATTCTATACTGTTGAAATACTGTACTTTACCATCAGTAAATAAGAAATATTTCAAGGGTCTATCGATTGCCTTACCGAAATTACTTCCTATTAATCTGATATCCTTGTTGGCAATGTAAACATGATATTTATCAGTTATTAAATATACCTGGGTATTCCAGGGTTTCTTCGATTCATCTAAGGTTTTCCTAAACCAATCAACCATAATCTGTTGTTTCTTTCCCATAATTAAATTATTTATTCATTGATAAATAGAACTCGATATACCCACCTAAGAAAGGCTACAAGCAATACTTTACCATCTTTAATGTAAACTCTAAGAATTTATATTATGGATAAACTTACTAACGAATTAATTGCCAAGGTTGCAAACAAGTTAAACCTTGAACCCGCTCTGTTAAAGACAGTAACTGTAGTAGAATGTGGTAATCGAGACGGATTTTTACCCTCTGGTAGACCTCAGATTCTCTTCGAGGGTCATGTAATGTGGAAATATTTGAAGATAAAACTCGATGGAGAAGGCAAAAGAACCTATTTATACGATCTAGCCAAGAGAAATCCCAGTCTGGTTTATCAGAAATGGACCAAAGAATTCTACTTAGGAGGTGAAGGAGAGTGGAAAAGACTCGAAGCAGCTCGTAAAATTGATGAAAACTGTGCTAATTTAGCTACTTCTTGGGGATTGGGACAGATTATGGGCTTCAATTATCAGCTTTGTGG